AATGAGTATTGTAGGAAATATTGTTACAAACAATGGTATAACAGGTATACCTAATGGTTTTAATATTTTAAGTATTGAAGAATATTTAAAAATTAAAGACAATACTTTGCCCACATTAATTATTGGATGGGAAGAAACCAAAACAAACATTCCAGAAGTGTCTATCTTAAGAAAAAAAATTAAGGATAACCTTTATTGGACTTTTTCTACAACTGAAAAGAGAACTATTTTTGAAGAGGATTTAAAAAGTTTTATTAAAAAAACTTATGAGGACTATGTTAAAGAAATAAAATTTTTTAATATAGACCCTATAATATATAAAATCAATACTACCGAAGAATTAATTACTAAAATTAAAAGCGTTGCGGGTGGTTTTGCATATTTATACTTAAATAAAGTTGTGTATATATATCACAACTCTATTATATTTTCTATCGACCTTGAACAGTTAGATTTTATTGGGTTCGATAGGGAAATAATAATTAGTACATTGAAAGAAAGTACCAAGTTTTTTGAAGAAAATTTGGAAAAAAACTTTAAAAATGAACTTAAATATTTAACTATAAAATATCTGCCATACTTACTATTTAGGGATGCAACAAAAAACACTACTTCTAGCCTCCTTTGTTAAAGAAGAATACCTAGAAAGTCTTTTAAAAAAAATAAACAGAAAATTTGATGTTAAGAAAGAACAAGTCTTTTTTTTTAAGACCGATAACGAGTTTCTTTTAACTTACAAAATTAATCTTAATATTGAACAAAAAATAGATATTAAGAAGGAAATCCCAAAAACAATACAAGTCCATAAAAAAGGTGACACCATTTTCACTATTAATGCTTTAAATAAGTTGATAGAACAGGAAAGTGGTTTGGGTGGTAACGTTAACTACAAAGAATATAAAATCGATTGGAAAAAGTTTAAAAATAAAATTATTCTTTTAAAAGGTGATAGTCTTGAGATTACTACAATTGAAAGAGTATTTTTACCTTAACCTCGATATTTATTAATAAAAACTGTTATGATTAAAAATAGAAAAAAAGAAAACACCGAAGAAAACGAAATCAAATCTAAACTTGATTCTTTTTTAAAAACTACAAAACAAGTAGAATGTCAAGGTGAAGAATGTTTAATTAACAATCCAGAAGAGATTGTTAAAAGAGAACATAAGAAAATCATCACAAATGATGGTCGTCAATTATTAAGTGAATACACAATCTAATATGGAAAAATCTAACGAATTGAATGAGTCTCTAAAGAGATATAAAGAACTTCTTGGTTATAATACTAAAACAGGTGGTAACTTTTTAACAGAAAGAAATCACGCACCTTATCTAGATCCAGAACAACGTACAGATTATGCTGATGGTGATGAGGAAGAAGAAACAGATGATACGGAATTTGATTTTGGTGATGATACCGAAGGTGGAGACAACAAAGAAGGCGGTGAAGACAATGCTGACTTTGATTTTGGTGACGATACTGAAGAAGGTGACGATACTGAAGAAGGTGGGGATACTGAAGATGAAGGCGGATTTGGTGATACCGAAGGAGATACTGAAGAAACTGATGATGAATTTGGTACTGCAGATGAATTTAGTGCGGCTGATGATATTGAATCTGATGATGACTCTGATACCGAAGAAATTGATGTTACCGATATCGTAAAAAGAGCTGATGACGCTAAAGGTTCGGCTGAAAGAGCTGTAACAGCGGCTGAAGAAGGTAAAAACATGATTAAAGATTTAATGGCTCAGTTTAAAAACTTTGAAACATCATTATCTAAAATAGATTCAGTTTCTAATGAGATTAACTCTATTAAACAAGATTTACAATCACAAAAACCAAAAGAAAAATTAGAATTACGTTCATTAGATAGTTACCCATTCAATGTTAAATTAACAGATTATTGGAATGATGTTTCTAAAAAAAGTAATTATGAAGTTACAGACGGTAATACACCTGACGGACAAAGTCCAGACGGACAAGTTAAAGTTTGGAAATTAGACCCAAATGGTGAAGACGTTAAAGATTTTAGTTCTATTGATATTAAAAAATCTTTTGTTCCTGAAGGTAAATCTTCAGTAAAAAAAAAACTTTAACTGAAGACACTAAAGTTTCTGACATTAATAAATTTTTTGGTTCTATTAATGCAGATGAAGGTAAAATAAAAAAGATAATTCAATATTTGGTACAAGGAAGAGATTCCGAAGCATCATCTTTTGGTAATACAAATTTAGTTACTAAAATTAAAGAATATCTAAAACAAATACCTCCCGATAAAATGGAAGTGTTAAAAAAGAAAAAGGGAGAAGAAATTCAAAATATTTTTTCTGGTGACTCACTAAAAAAATTGATGGACTATCTTAAACAACAAAAATTAATATAAATAAAAGGGGGTTAATACCTCCTTTTTTTGTTTACAAAACGGAATAATATACTTATAATTGTTTTAAGTATTTAAAAAAATAGTTAAACAATTAAAAAAAATTAGAAAAATGAGTGATGTTTTAGGCTCGATAATGAGTCAGTACGAAAAAAACAAAAGTGCCTCAGGTGGAAAAACCTTTGATGGCCCAGATTTCTCAAAGTACTTTAACCCAAGATTAGAAGATGGAGTAAACAATGGTGAAGCAACCATTCGTTTGATGCCGGCTAAAGAAAAAGGTGGTTCACCTTTTGAAGAAGGCTATTTCCATGTTATGCAAGTTAATGGACAGTGGAGAAAACTGTACTGTAGAGAACACAATGACGGAGAAACTTGTCCTTTGTGTGAAGTAGAAAAAGCTTTAAAAGCTACAGGTAGTGAGGAAGATAAAAAAATCGCCAAGACCTACAAAGCGGCTAAATTTTATTTAGCACGTGTAATTGACCGTTCTAAAGAAGATGACGGTATCAAAATTTATCGATTCAAACACAACTACAAAGGTGAAGGTGAATTAGATAAAATGATTCCTCTTTTCACAAAGAAAGGTGATTTGTCAGATCCAAGAGAAGGTCGTGACTTAGTTCTTGTATTGGCAAGAGGTGATAAGAATAACACAAAAGTTACTTCTATCATGGCTGAAGACCAATCAATGTTGACTACAGACAAAACCAAAGCTAACACTTGGATTAAAGATGCTAGTACTTGGAAAGAAGTATACAAATCTTCTCCATTGGAGTATCTTGAAATTATCGCAAACGGTGAAACGCCTGTTTATGATAAAAACTTGAAAAAGTTTGTAGCTAAAGGTGAAGAAGTTGCTAAACAACAAAGTAATACAAGTGTTAAATACACTAAACCTGAAACAACTGAAGCTAAGGTTGAAGAAACTGAAGATGACGATGATGAAATGCCGTTCTAACTAACTTTTAAAAACTAAACTATGTCTGGAGATATAAAAACAACAGCTAAAAAAGCTATAGGTAAAAAAGAGTTTTCACTTGACTCTCTAAAGGATAAATTTAGTGCTAAAACTAAATACAAAGCCGATAGATTTATTGATTTGGGTGAGGCTTTTCAAAAAGCCACAGGAGTACCTGGACCAGCATTAGGACATTTAAATGTTTTCTTAGGTCATTCCGATACAGGAAAAACAACAGGTTTATTAAAATCAGCTATTTGGTGTCAACAAAACGGCATTCTACCTGTATTTGTTATTACAGAAAAGAAATGGAGTTTTGGTCACGCTCAGTTAATGGGTTTAGATACAAAAGAACTAAGTCCAGGAGAATGGGATGGGTTTTATCTTTTCCGTGATGATTTTGATTATATCGAACAAATCACAGAGTACATAAATCAAGTATTAGATGCACAAGCAAAAGGTGAAATTCCTTATGATATAGTGTTCTTTTGGGATTCAGTAGGTTCAATTCCGTGTAAAATGACTTTCGATGGTAAAGGTGGTAAGATGCATAACGCGTCTGTATTAGCTGACAAAATTGGGATGGGCTTAAATGGTAGAATTACTTCATCAAGAAAAGAAACTTTGTCAGACGGTAAACCTAACAAGTATACAAATACTATTGTGTTTGTTAACCAACCTTGGGTAGAATTACCAGATTCTCCAATGGGACAACCAAAAATTAAAATGAAAGGTGGTGAGGCAATTTACCTTAACAGTACTTTGATTTTCTTATACGGTAACCAAAAAGGAGCTGGTACTAATAAAATTATGGCAACTAAAAATGGTAGAAAGATTAAATTCGCTGCTAGAACCAAAATATCTATCCTTAAAAACCATGTTAATGGTATTGGGTATGAAGACGGTAAAGTTATTGTAACACCACACGGTTTCATTGAAGACTCAAAAGAGGCTGAAGAAAAATATAAAATAGAATACTCTAACTATTGGGCTGACACATTTATTAAAAATGGTTTAGACATAAAAGAAGGGGAAGACTTCCAATTAGAAGACTCTAAAACTGATATAGAACTAGAAGGACTTGAATAATGAAAATTAACTACGATAGATTAAAAGAATTAAACATAGAGGCTTTAACCACTGATGGTGGTCAAATGAGTTGTTTCTACCCTATACAACAAGGTGTTGAAAGATACTTACAACCACACGAAGAATTAAGTGCTGAATGGTTAGCTTTTTTAGTTGAAGTTGGGGTCTTAGAATACCGAGAAGAAGAGAAAAAAAATATTGTTCAACCCTTTAATTTCACAGGGAATGGGTCTCAAAGTAGTTAAGAAAAAAGAAAAAACCAAAACACTTCTTATTGATGGAAACGTATTAATGAAACGCTCATATAGCGGAGCAAAGAACGTTTTTTATAAAGAAAGACATATAGGCGGAATATTCCAATTCTACTCAACACTTAGAAAACATATAGTAGAATTATCTATTGATAAAGTTATTATCATGTGGGATGGTGAACGAAGTGGGTATTTAAGACTTGACTACTACCCAGAATACAAAAACAATCGACCAAGATTTATTGATGAAAGTTATGAAACTCAAAAATTAAGAGTTAAAGCTTACGCTGAAGATTTGTTCCTACGTCAGTATGAACATCCTGACTGTGAATCAGATGATTTACTTTCATATTATTCCCTTAACAAATCCAAAAATGAAGAAGTTATCATTTACACAAATGATAGAGACTTATGTCAATTAATAACAACTGAAGTTAGTTTATTTTTAGCTGACAAAAAAGTTTTAGTAGGTATTGGTAATTACAGTTGGTTCTTCCAACATTATTATGAAAATGCTGGTTTAGTTAAGATTATTGAAGGGTGTACTAGTGATAATATTAAAGGTATAGAAGGTGTAACTGAAACAACTCTTTTAACACATTTTCCTGAAATAAAAGAAAGGAAAGTAACTTTAGAAGAGATTTTAGAAAAAACTAAAATACTAAAAGAAGGGAAAAAATTAAAAGTATTTGATTCAATAATAGAAGGTAAAACAAAGGGATGTCATAAAGGTAATGTTTATGAGATAAACAAAATTATTAT